CGTATGAGGTGCTAGAAGAAAGAAAGCGACCAAGTTTAAGAACTTTAGCCGCTGAAATGAAAATACGGTATATGCCAATATTTGAGTAATCTATAAACTTTTTAATCAAGGTAACCCGAAAACAATATAGATTTGTAACTGTAAATCTTGCCCTTTTGTCACCACTTTCTGGATGTGTATCAATCGTATGATACAATGTGGGGGTGGACGGACGGCACTAGGGCAATCCTGTTCCTGACTTACAAAGCACCGCAAGATGTCGGCGAAGTTAGGAAAAGCGTAACTCTGGACTAAATCGCGGTTCCAATGCATCCCAATGTGAGAAATCCTGACGGCTGCAACGGAATCCTCGTCCGACCCGTCGGGCGGGGTTGTTCAAGCTCAAGTATCACATTTCCGATTATAAAGGGAAAAAATATGGCCATCTTACTGTAATTTCACAATCAAAAAATTCAGATATCCCAAATGGGTTTGATTTCAAGTGTGATTGTGGAAGAATTATCTCCTTTGCTCCTGACAGAGTTATTAAGGGGCATCAGAAATCTTGTGGGTCCTGTTCTTACTCAAGGAAGCCTAAGATCAGCATAGATAATTATATAGGTCAAAGATCTAATATGCTTACAGCAATAGGTCTTTCAGAAAGAAGGCCATCTGATAAAAGGCAGTATATTGAGTGCTTATGTGATTGTGGAAATAAAGTTAGGGTATTGCCTTACCTGTTTAAAAATCACAAAGTGAAAAGTTGCGGTTGTTTGCTAAAAAATAGTCCGGCATATATTGATGGAAGAACTAAAAATCCACTATATGGGCTATGGAAAAACATGATCGGACGTTGTGAAAGCCCAAACCATCCAAAGTATTACCAATATGGCAAACGAGGAATAACCGTGTGCGAAGAATGGCATGACTTTTGGAAATTTGTAGAATGGTCCGAATCTATTGGTGGACGTCCTGAGAACTACACACTTGATCGAATTGACAATAATGGTAACTATGAGCCAAATAATTGTCGTTGGGCAACTTCTGGAGAACAAGCTATAAACAAATCAAATAATTTGAATATAGAGTATAACGGAGAAACCAAAACTCTAAAAGAATGGTCTGATTTGCTCGGAATAAGTTGGGATGTTCTTCATAATCGCCTCCGAAAAGGTTGGACTGTTGAAAGAGCTTTTACAGAAAAAGTGTATAAGTAGTTTTTCTAATGGGTGATAAAATTTCACCCATTATTTTATTCCAAATTGACTTTTTATCTGGCGAACAGCATCATCAACATTTATCCCTTTTTCTTTGCAAAGGTTGCGAGCTAATTGTTCTACACCTTTTGTATCGCCTTTATTTGCCATATCCATAGCATTTTTTAAAATGGGATTGCTCATAGCTTGGCTGTTTCCAGCCATCTGCTGCAAAAACTGCTGTGGATTCCTCATGGCTTGAAATAGCTGAAATGGATTATTCATTCTCATTTGCCTCCTTCTTTAAGCCTCCGGACCTTTTAGGCGCTATCTTAGGCATCAATTCATCAAACTTCTTTTCAAGGCTATCAAATCTTGCCATAAATGCCTCTGTAGCCTCGTCAGATAGCCCCATTTTCATTTTGGACATGTCGGCTGAACTATTCGCCACATCTGGCTGTGAAGCTGTGTACGGCTTATATACAATCGTTCTAATGGTTCCATCTGCATTCCATGATTTTGTATAGATCTCTGACATGTCTTGCTTTGGGAATACGGCAACTGAACCGTCCATAGGTACGTCATTTGCGGTAATTTGTTCGACAGCTTGCACGACCTTTCCGTTCAATCCAGCCTGCTGCTGTGGCTGAATGCTTTGCTGCTGATTAAAAAGCGGTTGGTTTTGCTGCAGATCATAACGTGGCTGCTGATATTGATACGGGTAATAACTATTATATTGGCCATACATTGTCTGTTGGTTGTACGGTTGATACATCTGATTTGGTATCGGCATCGTCTAATATCACTCCTTCCTCGTCAAGGACCTCTCCAATAGCTTGAATCATTGCTGATTGATACTGCATTGGAATCATACATACATCTGGTCTTTCAAATATTTTAGTTAAAAATGATTCAGGAAACATCATTCACACCTTCCTTCCTCTTATTCTGACTGTATTGTGCCATAAAAATAAGATGTAAAAACGACAGAGATACGACATATTAACGACAAAAAGAGCTGCCAGATAAACTGACAACTCTTTTAAAGAATATTTTACTGTAAATAAATGTCAAATATTGTTAAATAAAGTTAAATAATGTAAAAAATGTAAAATACACTATTACAACATCTGCAATTCCTCTCCGGTGTCCTTTGATGTGAGTTTGATAGAAACGTCATATCCTAATGCTTCGGATATCTGACGTATATCACTTTCTCTAAAATTATTTAATCTAAGCTTTTTGGACACATTGGACTGAGAGCATCCTAATAGTTTTGCAAGCTGAGTGCCGTCCATCTCTTTCTTAAACATTATTGTTTTTATGATGGTTGAAAACGTGTTTTTATTTTCTGAATCCACTTAATCACCTTCTTCCTTTGATTTAAGCTCTGCCTTGTAAGAAATCAAATGTTCTTTTACAGCCTCAAGGTCATTAGATTCCTCTGGTATCAATCGGTTGAGATAATACAAAAAAGAATTATAAGCCTTTGCTGTGCAATAATACTTTTCCTTGCCATTCACCGTAACTATTCGACCTCTAAATGATGTTGGGGATGCATTATCAATTAAAGATTTAGAAAAGTCCAGTGCAGACTGCTTGACCATTCTTAGAAAATATTCAAATGCGGTGGCGCTTGATGAAAGAAATCTGGACCAAATCAAATCTAGGTTACTAGAAAACTCATATTTTTTAAGTTCAGTCGGATTCTGCTTGCCACTAGCCATCTGAATATTGTAGGATAATACACCAATTTCATTTGTGATATAACGGCACAGTTCAATGCCAACAGATATGTAATCTGCAAAGTTAGGATCGAGATTTGCTGTAAATCTTTTTGAACATTCATCAACAAACCTCATTAACTTGGAATCATACACCATTCCACAGGTCTGAAAGCCTGCATTGCCAATTCCAATTAAGCGCAACCATGTAGCAGTATCTTGATTGTTGCAAAGTATCTTGTCGAGTAGTTGCCACAATGGAACATCGTTAAATAAGCGAAGTGGTTTAGCACTGTTACTATTTAAAATGTAAAGTGCCATGGTTTCAGCTGTAACACGTTCTTTATCAAAAAATTCCCCACCCAATGCATTAAATCCGGTTATAACCCCATTTTCACGCTTGAGAAATATCCTGCGCGATTGGTGCGTGAATAATTCCGCTGGGTTAGAAGGTGGATCAATCTTTTTGCGCTCATCGGATCGTGGCAAGCATTCCCATATTGGGCAAGGCTTAGGCCACAATTCTCCATTACCATTCTGTAAAGGAACTAGGTTCATCATAAGTGTTTCAAAAAGATTTCGCCCGATTGCATAAACAATAGTATTTTGCCCCAACCATCCAATACTGATTGAAGGCAAGCCTGCTTTACTCGGCTTTACAGAAACATCATCATACCCGTTGATAAAAAGAAGCCATCTAGCCGCTTCTGCATATGTTAGTTGCATTTTTGCTTCTCCACTTCTTGTCGCAAAAATTCGTACCTTGTTGTTGCTTTCAGAAATTTCTCCGTTTAACTTTGCAGCACCAAAAGCAGTTCCTTTTTTAGCTTCGTTTGCCTGATAGAATGGAGCATCAGGCTGAAAAAGCCAGAAACGTTCTCTGTATTCCTCTAAATATTTTAAAAATGCTTCCGGAAAATGTCCGAGACTCCAATAGCTTTTCCAACGGCTGATTGCTTCATCCCTGTTCAAAAGCGGAATCTCATCACCGTTTGAGTCGAATCTTGCAAATCCAGAATGAGCAATTGCAAGAAGCAGCCGTATCATTGCGACATTTTGAGTATCTGTTTCACCCGCCAAATCCATGCATTCATGACTGTGGGTGAAAACATCCGTGAGTGAAACTTCTTTAATGGTATAATCTGGAAGCAATACACGCACCCAGCTTTCGTCAAGCAAATTAAATTCTTTCTTCATATATATCCTTCTTTCTACAGTTCTTTACTTTATTTAACAGTTCTTTACATTCAAATAATGTCAAATAAGGTTAAATACTGCTATTTACTAATATATATATTTCTTGCAATGCATAATCTATATTCATACGGCTCAAATATCCAATTTTTGCATTCCAATCTTGGGCCTTTGCAATCATGGCGTAATACAGCTTGTGGCTCAAGTGGGCAGTTGCAAAGAATACAAAGTCAGATTTTTTTAATGCAGCGTTGCGCACAGTGCTGACATCTCCTGCACTGATATATTGCCAATTTGGAAGATAAGTTTTAAGCTTCTTTATCAAGTTTGGATGCCCTCTAACAATTGTACCACTAATGTTTTTTAATTGCTGAATTTGCTCTTTAGATAGCTCATTTGTAATTTCGGTTTCCGAATCAGATTCCAGTGAAAATATATGCTCTCGTAAAGCATAAAGCTCCCTGCGTTCACCCTCTACCTTTTGCAACTCAGATTTTAGCGCATCATTCTTCTGCTTGAGTAGATTTATCTGATCAGATAAGCGCTGAACCTGCTCAGTACAAGCTTTTTGTTCAGACATCCTGCGTTCTTGAGATTCAGATAATGCAGATTTTGCTTGAAGTAATTCATTTTTTATGTTCTCTACTTCAATATACACGTCTTCACGATTGTGTTGGAAGTAGTATTCTTTAGACTGCTTGTATGCCTTACACATACCTAATATATAGCTCGTATATTTTGCATAAGTCAGGAAATCCTCACGTATTCCTCCTCTTTTCCCGTGCATATAAGCAATTGCTAGTGCTTCCAGATCTTCACGTGTGAACTGTAATTCAGAAAAAATAGAAACACTTGAAAGCGATTCAATATCAAACACTGTAGTGTATCCAAATTCGTCATTTTTTGGCGCTAACTGGATCTGCTTAAATAAATCTTTTGGAAGCTGACTGATGTATGATTTTGCTCTTTCTTGGAAGGCACAGTCATATTTCTTTAATCCCTTTTGTATTCTGCGTTCTGGATCATATCCGTAGTTTGCAATAAAGTAAAGTAATTCATCGCATTTTTTGCGTTCTTGTATTAACTCTTGTGGCCACATATCTGAAAAGTAATAGCCTGCAAATAAATTACCATTAAAATTATCGTCTGAAACATGATCCGACTTTGCAAGCTTTACATAAATGATTTCTCCGATTGCACTATCAAAATGAAGTGGTTCGTCTTTTGGAAGCCTTTTAAAAATATTGTATAGCTTTCTGTATCCCTTTTTGAAAAGAATATCCAAAGAAGTCTGTGCTTGTTCATCTTCTGCGTAGCTATATTCGACGATTCCGAGTGCTTTTTTATAAGCTTCTTCTGTTTGCAAAGACAGCTCTTCCGAAAATAAAGTATTGTAATATTCGCTCTGCTTTGCAGCATTATAATAAGCTACAGCATTCTTGCTATATTCGCTTTCTAAATCTAATCGTATATGGCGTGCAAACGCGATAGCGCAAGCGTAAAACGGTATCAAGTTTACTTGCTCCATAAAATACCTTCTTCCTTTAACAGTTCTTTACCTTATTAAACATTTTTTAAATGTCAAATAATATAAATAATTATAGATCATGTGTCCGCATGTATTCCTCGATAGCGAAACAAGCAAATCCTGCTAGGGTGCGGCCTGACTTACGAGCAGCTTCTGAAAAGGCTACCTTTTGCGATTCTGTGCATGATACACTGAACTGAATCTTGCGCTCAGCTGCAGGGACTTCTCTGCGTCCTACATATCCACCATTTGGACCAATCTTCGGAGTTGGATTATATCCGGGTGTATAAGTCCTGCTTGGGTCAACTGGAGCAGGGACAAATACGGACTTTTTTTCTACCGGCTGGATGCTTGGAATTTCAGTTTCGCCAGTATCTGCAAAATCAATGCCGGCTGTCACATCAAAAGAAGTAGTAGTGGCGTTATCTTTCTTTCTCATCTCTAATCACTCCTTAATTAGTTCCTCTGCGAACTGCACATAGTCAATGGCAGCGTTACAATTTGAATCAAATTTCATCAGCGTCATTCTGGTTGCCTGTGCCTTTTGTACAGCAATGCTTTCACGAATAGTTGTGCAAAAGACCTTTGTGTTGAGCTGCTTGGCAATCTCTTCCAAAGAAGCTTTAACTTCCTGGGCGAGGAGCTGGCGACTCTTATATTTCACCAGCAAGAGTCCTGCAACCTCTAGGTTAGGATTATTTCTTTTCTTTACACCTGTGATGGTTCTATTCAACTCTGACAGACCTTGAATGGCATAGCGGTCTGCAGTGACAGGAATGATGACCTTGTCAGAAGCAATCAAACAGTTTTTGAGCAGCTTATTATCTGCCGGAGCTGTATCAATAATAACATAGTCATAACCGGTTAATTCAGAAAGAGCATCCTTCAATCTAAAATATTCGTTCCCATCGCTTGGGAATCTTTGATCTGCTGTTTTCAGCTCTGGATCGGACGCAACTATGTCACCTATTTCTGTTTTTTGAATAGCTTCCGCAATTGGAAGTGGGTCTTCGATGTCTAAAATGACATCGTATAGAGTTGCTGTATCTTTGGACACTGCTCTATAAGTGTCCGTACTGTTGCCCTGCGGATCAGCGTCAACAAGCAAGACCTTCTTACCTTGTGACATTAAAATTGAAGCAAGTGTAGTGGCTGTTGTGGTCTTTGCAATGCCACCTTTTTGGTTTGCAATACATATTACTTTCATAGTGAAACCTCCTTTGTGATTACATTATTTTACAATTCTTAACCTAATTTGACATTTCTTTACAGTAAAATAATGTTTTTTTCCTTTCTCAGTTATAGGATACATTGTTAGAACTAAAAAGTCAATAGTTAGAACTAAAAAGTTATAAAAAATATCTTTAAGGTTATACATGTGACGTTTCTTTACAGTAAAATAATGTTAAAAAATGTTGTAATAGTCCCCTAGCATCATAAATACCAGGGGACTATTTATAGTTGGTTGATTTTTGATTTTATATCGGCAATCCTGCGATCAACCGTCCTAGTCGACACAGATAACCGGGTTGCTATTTCGCTGATAGATTTGCCTTTAGATAACATATCAAATGTTATCTCTTCATCGTCCGTGAAATTACTTCTAAGTTTGTAATCATCAAGCTTAGACTGGGTAAGTTTGTGTAATTTCACGGATTACATCATGACTCCTTGATTGTTAGCTCTTTAGAATCAGTTCTTTTAAGAATAATAAGCTGCCTATCCATATCCGGTATCTTCCAATTATCAACAGATTCAGAGTCATCTATGATGATAGGAAGGGTAGTAGCATACTTTTTTTGAAACGCTTTGCAGACATCCATTTCGATTAAGATTTTTGCACCGTGATTAAGGTTTCTAGCGTATGGTTCACCGTTTACACAGAAATCACACGTTTCTTCTAGGTCGCCATTCACAAGCTGTCTGAAAAATTTCACTTGACAGTACTCTAAATACTCGTTTACTTTGCTTTCTAAAAGCTCGTGCTTGCGAATGTTGAAGCGTTTGAGCAAGTCGAGTTGTGCCTGCGTATCTGCAATTAGTTGCTCATTCTTTCGGCGCTCAACGTTAAGCTCTGCAACCCTTGCGTCAATTTTGGCATTGATTTCAGTTTTTGCAAGCTCTGCTTTTAGACTAGATAACTGATGTTGGAGGTTGTTTTCCTCTGCCTTGAGCTGCGCAAACGTTGCATTTGCAGTATTTGCTTCTAACTGACTTTCAAGCTTTACGATTTCTGCAGATCTGGTTTTTACTGTCTCGTCTGGTTCTGTTGGTGTTAAAGTGGATATAACTTTTTTCTGAGCAACTAAATCATCGACAACTCTTGACTTTTTATTGGATTCTTCACGAAGGGCAGAAAGCTCTGCATCTGCAGCATTGAACTTTTCGCGTAAAGCATCAATGATTTCTTTGCATTTCATTCCATTGTCTGTGATTTCCTGCAGTTTTTCTTCCTTTGATTCTTCAAAATGCTTTCGCATTTCATCCTGCTGATCAGATGGATATTCACGCTTGCAATACGGGCAAATCAGCAAATTTTCATCAAATTGTATATCTTTATTGCTTTTCCAGTCACTTGAAAGCTTCAAACGCTTAGTTTCAAGATCTCGAATTTCAGAGTCAATCTGGTGCAATTCATGCTCTTTGGCATTTAAACTACTGTTGGATAGGAAAAGTTCTTCCTTTGCTGCCATAATCTGAGCATCTAAATCGGCAATTCTTTTCCTGTTTTCGGCATTAGCATCATCAGCGGCCTTTAATTGCTCCTGCTTCAACTTATAAATTTGTGCCTGAATTGTACGTTGCTCATCAAATGCCTTCTGCACATCAGCTTGTTTACTCTGGTTATCTTTCAGTCTGCTTTCAATGTCTGCAATCTGACTGTTTACCAAGCCTTCATCAATGACAATTTTCTGCTTTTCCACCTCATCAATGCGGCTTGGAAACTCTTTGCGAATGTCAAGCAGTCCTTTAGTGCCATTCCTTCCGCGTCTGCCATTCAGCATAGTATTAAATTTTGATTTTAACTCATCAACACTGCCATCATCCAACAGTGGGAGAAGAGGGGAGAACTCCGGAAAACGTTCACAAACCTCTGCATTGGAGCACGTTCCAAAGGTGGATTCTAAAATTGATCTGCAGTCAGCAGTACTCTTTGACAAGAGCGTTTTGGCGTTGATCAAGTTCGAAAGTTCGCTCACAGGAACCAATTTTTCTGCAATAAATTCTTCATAGTCGCACTTCTTTTTAGGGATATTATTGATATAATAGTCAATAACATTACCTATGAAGTCACCTTTTTTATTGTAGTTCTGACGAGAGACCTTTTTAAATGTCTTGTTGGAACCGTTAAGTTCTACGGTCATCTCGACTGTAACCTCAATATCGTTAATCTCGTTACCTGATTTATCGTGTGGCCTGATTCCGGTAATTTCTTCGCCGTTCTCACCCCTACAATTAAGTACCCAAAAAATAGCCCTCTTAACTGTGCTTTTTCCAGATTCATTACATCCAGATACCTCTGTCTTATTGTATAAATCTGTGTCTATAGCTTTTCCGTTGTAAAAACTGCAAAAATTATCTAACTTCAAATGCTTAATTCTCATCGTTTTCCCTCTTTCTTTCGTCATTGGTTTCATTTGCGCTTGATGCAGCACACAAAGCAACTGCAAGCACACCAGTAATTCCGCCAAATAATAGTCCTGCTATTAAACCAATTAAAAAATCCATACTATTCATCCTTTCCACTTACAGAATCTATCTCAAATGAGAATCCAGTTCTATCTTCGAGTTCTTTCATAAAACGTTCAATGTCTCCATTGTACTCTTTTGAGAATTTGTCAACATAGTCCATTGTCTTCTGGATTCGTTTTGCAATTGCCTCAGCCTTCCAATTAGGACAAGTATCTGCCAGGGCAAGTCCAAATGATGTTAATATGATACTGTATATGTTGTCCACAGCATCTTTATTTGCCTTTTGGTAATATTTGTCATAAAGCTTGCGATCAACGTCTCGTGCAATATTTTCTTTTAACAAAGCAATTCTTATGCTTTCTTCCGCACCTGTGATTCGCTGTTCTACGACTTTATTTCCTTTTTTTGCTTCTCTTTCAGCCCGTCTCCTTTGTGCTCGTGTCATCTGCACACTCCTTCCTATATACTTATTTCAAACTCTGGCAAGCAAGGCTGCTTGCCAGTTGAGCTGATTCCTTGAATTTTTTGAATTTCTTTTTGCTTCGTCAAAACTGTTGCATAAGTTCTTAAAAAGTTACTCTGGACCACCGTTTCGAGATCTGTTTGTTCTGTTTTGGCCCATTTTTCTAAGTTGCCAGGGCTTCCAACGGCTCTTTGAACGCATGATGGCAGTTTTTTAAATTCCTCTTCTGCATGATATGTACTATTGGAAGCAGCAGTGCGAACCATAGCCCATGCTTCCAAACCTGTTGGAATTTCTGGTTGGTTTAATAATGCTATTTTTTCAACAATTTGCCCTATTGTCGGAGCGAATCCTTTGCTCTCTGTGAGAATATAGGCTCTCAGTGCTGCATCAACCTGTGAATATGTGTAGTCTGATAGCAGCCTAGCCCAAATTTGAGCGGTAGCATCAATATCTGCGACTTTATAATTCGGATATGCTACAGTCATCACTAGCATTATTTTTTTTGCGTCATTCTCAGTCATCGGATATGCTACCTAAAATGGCATCGAACTGTGAGCGCTGTGGATTTTGCAGCTTTCTTTCAAATGTTTTTTCTACTCTTAACGGAAAAATGCCTATCCAACAGTTATCAGTAGACTGATTAAGCAACTGAATCTTTAAATTTTTGTCTCCGTGAGATAGGAATTCAAGCTTAATCATTGCTCTTTCAAGAGCTTTTGAAGTCAGTGGTTTCTTTATCTTTGTTCTCATCGAAGCATAGTCACTTAATGCCTCGTCAAGTTCTGGATCATCTGAGTACTTTCCAGATGCTTTTGCAGTAACAGTCAGTGCCTTTGCATCAGTGTATAATTCCTGCATGGTTCTTGCCGCTTCTTCATAGCCTAGTCCGTGCAATGCTTTAATCGTATTTATTACGTTTTCTTCATACGGCTTGCTTTTGACTTTTGCTATCAATTCTTTCTTTGTCATTCTCATCATTCCTTTCTGATTCGTTAAATGCCAGATAACACATGATTCCGCAATCCTGCATTATTTCTTCACTCATTCTTCCTCTGTTTGGGTCTAATTCGTCAAGGAATACACCATTGATACAACTGTGTCCAATGTCTCGTTCAAGTTTCGCACGCGCTGCAAACACCTCTGGGAAATCTTTTCTAATCTTGTTCCAATAGCCCATGCCGCCTTTTACACAGCCAATACAGTTGTTATTATTGTAGCCCATATCGTACATTACAGGGCGCTTTATGCCCAAGCGATCAGCAAAAGCGTGGCAATCTTGCTTCGACAATCCTCCTTCGATTAGTGGAAAACTATGATCAAATTCTGGAAAATTTGCCACTATGCTCTCTGCTCTATGTGTTTCACTTGCATCCATGCCCCACACATAAGTCAAATGATATTGCAAATGTTCGTTTTCCCACTTCTTTCTAACCGCTTTCTTCAACATTCCTGTACATGCCGCTCCATGAGGAGAACTGATGAATCTGTATTTTCTGACCACATCTTCCACGCAGTTAAACTCGGAAGATTTTAAAATTGTTACTTTCTTTCCAATGATTTTTTCTACATCGTGTATAAATCTCAGACTGTCTGGGTGCTGATCAGCGATATCTATATATATCCATTCGTCAACATCCTTTTCTAAATATCCAGCAACAAAGCTAGAGATTCCTTGACGTGTTCATTGTACTTATTCATCTTTTAAATATTTCCTCCTTATGCGAATTTGAGCTGTCCAGTTTCTTCTTCTCTAACCTTCATGTTTGGCATTCTCTGTCGCAAACACATCTCCGGGAGATTTGCTCTTACCAGTGCTGCAGGAATTGGCGGACACACCGCATTTCCACACCTTTTAACTTGCTCTGACCGAGGATATGATTTGCCAGAGTAATCATGGTCAATGATATAATCATCGGGGAATCCCTGACATCCATATAACTCGCGCGGTTCCAACATGCGAAGTCCTATGTCTACGATTTGGTAATCTACACCTTTTATTGTAACAAGTCCAAATCTATCATGTGTTGTTATGGTGTCTAGGGGCTGCTTAATATTCTGGCCATCATTATTGCCATAATATTTAATCAAGAAAGCTCTGACTTCTCCAAAATGACCAGCTGACGTTGTTACAGTATGCAATGGCTCTCGCTCATCCTGCCCGATGCCAGTCTTATAGAATTTGCTCAAGAAAGATGTTACAAGTCCGTATCTATTTGAGCTATCTACAGTCATTATTGGTTCACTGATGCCCTGACCACGAATGCTGTCATTTTCATATGAATGATACTGGGTTAGGATTGGAGCTACTAGGAAATTCTTGTCTTTTGCAACGATAGTATGCAAAGGCTTTTCTACACTGTATGCTCTTGGGCTTTTTTGATTTTTAGATTCGCCATATCCGATTTCAACAATGAATGGATCGGCATTATCAACAACAAATTTCTGAATGCCTCGCGCAATCCGCTGCATTGTTTTTGGAGCTAATGGTCTGACTGCACGAACACCATACTTCTTTTTGATCTCTTCCGATGTGTCAAAAATGCTTGGACATGGAATTGAAAAGTCTAATTGTGTGTATGCCCCTACATATGGCTTTAAAATAGCCTTTTTAACCGCTTCACTATCTAATGGAGCATGTGTAGGCTCAGGCCATAATATTGGCTTATTATCGCATCTGGCAATTAAGAAGAATCTTTTACGCATTGTAGGCGCACCGTAATCAGCTGCGACTAGTTCGCGAAACTCTACAGTATATCCTAAATCTGTAAGTTGCTTGATAAAACGTTTGAATGTTTCTCCTGACCTTGATTTTATAGGGTGATGCCGTCTATTAAGCGGTCCCCATGTTTTAAATTCCTCGACATTCTCAAGCATTATCACTCTAGGTCTAACTAGTCCAGCCCACCTGCAAGCCACCCAAGCAAGGCCGCGGATGAATTTATCCTTCGGCTTTCCGCCTTTAGCCTTGCTAAAATGCTTGCAATCTGGTGAAAACCATGCAAGCCCGACTGGGTGTCCGTCACAAGCCTTTACTGGATCTACCTGCCAAACGTCCTCACAATAATGTTTTGTAGTTGGATGGTTAGTTTGATGCATTCTGATAGCTTCTGGATCATGGTTGATTGCAATATCAACACTTACCCCTGTTGCCATCTCTATTCCTGTTGAAGCTCCGCCGCCACCTGCAAAGTTGTCTACCACTAATTCACCGTTTATCATAGTCTCTCCTGCTAACATGTGAGTATCTGTATTTTTCTTTTGGTTTTTACAACTCGTTCCTATAAAAAATCAATAACGTTATAAAAGAATCAAACCCCACAAAAGTATCAGCGAGATAATCCACAATGCTCCAAATGATGCTCTAGTCCTTTTGGGTCCTATGTAGTGCAGAAGCATAGCTAAAAGCATAACCACACATAAAACACTCTTAATTATCTGCATAATATTCAACTCCTCTCATTCTTTACGTTTTACAAAGGATTCGCATTCTGTATTCAGCAAGCATACGTAAGCACGATCTATGGTATAGCTCAGTATCTCGTATCCATTCTCACAAGCGCGACAATATTCTCCGCATTTATACTTGCTATTTACAGCTTTTTCTGCTTTAAGCTGATCCAGTTTATCTTCAAGATTTGCATTTGCATTTTTAAGCTCTGCATTCTCCCTGATTAGGCTATCGTATTTGTTTCTACTCATTATTCTGAACATTCGTGCCACCTCACCCCATAATATTTAAAACTATGATTGCTATGCTACACAGCAGTATAACGATAAGTGCTAAAATATTCACGATTTTGGCAGTTTTTCCGTACTTTAACGGAGATTTGTATGCAGCTCTAACCATTATGATTTGAACTGCAAGAAATACAAATTCGATGCATAAGATAATATGCTTAATGCTCATTTATTTTGTTCCTTTCTGATATTTTCCAAAGTCTGGTTCACTTTCGAAGATTGCTCTTGCATTATACCAACGTTGCAACTTTCTGGTTATATGCCCTCTTGGAAGCTTTTCTTTCTCAAATATTCTTACGTCTGGCCAATAGCCAAGCTCTCTCAAAGTGTAGATTCTTTCAAGGTCTTGCTCATGTGTTGTGTTGTAGTTTGTGAGTACATATACAACCATCTTCCTTTTGTCCCATCCAGTAATTCTTTTGAACATTTGAAATTTGGGAATGATCTTGTTTTTGTCTCCATAACGATCCCAAGCAAAATGTATCCGCTTAACTTTCATTTGCTTAATATATGATGCTTTTTCTTCGTTCATTAGCCGGATATCACAGCCTTGTGAAAAATCTATCCAGGCATTACTATCTATCAGCTGTTGGCTCAAATCTCTCCAATCCTTACACGCAAACATGTTAGGATCAAGAAGCACGACATTCTTTTGTCCATGCCAAAATTCTGACAAATCTGCAACTTTGCGCGAATAATTGCCTTCTTTGCTTTCTACTATGCAAAACTCACAGCATCTTGGACAGCCCCTAGTTAAAAAGCCGTATGCAGTATTCTTACAAAGCTCAGGGTAAAGACTATAATCTGGATAGCAATGTTCCACATTTTCATTTAGTGGATTCCCACCATTCGGATAAAAATAACCAGTTCCTCCCTTAATGATTTTTCTTGCATTTATTGGATGTGGATAATCTGGTGTAAATGTAAATACTTTGCTCATATACACAATATCTGGTGGCTCGTACCATGCTGTGAGTGGTTCATACCAGTCTACATTGTCTCCATGTTTCTTATGCCATGTTGAGAGCTTCATAAGCGGAAGGTTTGGGAAATTGTGACCATCAACATCAATTAAAGCAATTTTCATTTCTCTTCATTGTCAGCCTTCTGTGCATCCTCGAAGAATGATTCGATATCAAACCACTTATCGTTGATTATATTTCCAATAATTTTTAACCTTCTGTCTTCAGCTACTGCGGCTCGTATATATCTTCCCTCTAAATCACTCAGCTTTGCAACTCCGACTGTATCCATTATTCTAGCAATGGATTCCATTCCTGGACCACAACCGCTAAATTCTTTAGCTCCCAGATAACCGTGTCCGAGACTATATCCGCCAAAAACGCATCCCCAACCTGCACCTTCAACAACGACATCAAACGATATGCAACCGTGATTTTCCATTGTCAGCTCCGCACCTTTGATTTGTGCGTTTCGGATATCGTAGCCTTCTTCAATAAGCTTTTTTTCTGTCCAGATCTTCATACATCCTCTCCTTCCAGTTTTTGTCCGCACCAAGGGCAGTACGGATATATTTTTGCTGATGCCGCAAATATTTCTGCCCTCTGGCAGTTCGGACATACCATTTTTTTATTTCCACAATCATCTACTTTTGACAATAGTTTCATTGGAATTTCTTTCTTATCTTCAATTCTGAAGCATTTCAGCTTTCTGCTAACAATATTGCGATTAAATTCAACTGCTGATTCTTCATATTTACATACTCCGTACAAAAATGGGATTCCAGCCCATTTTCCGTATTTATCGCACGTTATTATTCCATATGCATTTTCCTTTGGACACCAGACTGGCTGACCGACCATTTGCCGCAGCTCATTTAACGTAAGTGCCTTCATTTACTCACCTCCTGCATCACATGAATACTTATTTCAAGGAAGTTAGCTGCTACAGCAGCCAACCCCACAGCACCTCTTACAATTAAATCATGTTTTCATCCTAAGCCATTCAGCTTCTTGATTTTGTCGATACAATCATAATATCCAGCAACATAACCATGGCTGAAATCATCTTTACTTTCATCATGGTTGCAGCCCCCTTCTGGCAGCTTGATTGAATCTACCCAATCCATAGAATAAATCAGGCGTTTGACTTTGTTTCGCGCCTCCGGCATGTCTCTTAACTGCTCATTGTAAAACTTGTTCGTTAATCATTACTTCTCTCCTCAACCGTTGGAATTGTGTACACCACTTTCACTTTTTCTGGATTAAACACACAAGCAGGGAGAATTCCATTCTCTACATCCGCCTCTTCAAAGTACAAATAACCAACTTCACTCACGCTACGAGCACTGTTCAAATACGTAGTAGCTGAGACATTCCAAGGTGTGCAAGTCCACATCCATTCATGGATCAATGGAACGTTCTTACGATACTTACGATATTCATCACAGCTCAGGATAAACACTTTATCAGAAATCTTTCCGTAACCGTCATCGCCATTATCAGCTACTAAATCAATCTCATGAGGAATAAGATTGTCCTCACCCAGTACTGGAAGTAGTTCATCTCGTAGCTTTTTACGCAAACTTGATTCTGCATAGTTGCCACAGCAGCCCTCATCGAAACGATACCTTTCCTTATTCCAAGCATGTTCCATAATTGCCATAACTCCGCCCTCTACGTTATTGTCCAACACAATCCACTCAAATCCTTTAAAGTAAAAATGACTTCCATCTGGAAGTGTTCTAATATCATTTTCTCTCATTTGCCATTTCCTTTCCTGGTTCCTCATAATTCTCAACACTGATAAGCTCCATAAACTTATCTCTCTGGCGCTCTGAAACCTTGTTACCCTGTTTTTCGGGCTTGACGGCAATTGTAAGGTGTTTCTCAGCAATAGATGATAATTCCTTAGCTAACGACTTCTTGCCTTGCTGTACGCCCTCTGAATAGGTTCTAGGCTGCTTTCTGTCTCCTATAGTTCCACTTGAACGGTTTTCACCTTGCCCACCCAGGCTGACATTTCGAAGCTGATAGCCATTTTCTGCATAAAATCTGATGTAATACTTTTCCTGTTCGTCAAGCTGATTAAGAGGAACATTCATGTGTTCAACCTTCCATCCATAAGGATTGCCCTCTGAATACAGTTTGTACTTTTTTAGGCTCAGGTCTATGTGCTGTTTATAGCCAACCATATGGCTTGCCAGCCTGCTAAGTATGTGCACGGCTTGCCCAATATACGCAAACCGGAAGCCGTTCTCATCCTTTCTGGTCAAAATGTAGATTCCGCTTTCATCGTTCAGCTGGGGATTGACTTTCAACAATCGCTTTTTATTCTCCTGCTCTATGGCTTTTGCCTTTGCAATGTTGCTGTATTTATTCATCAAGAACCTCTATTTTCTTGATATGGCTCTTACGAAATCTCCAGTTATCGACTCTGTATTTCCCATCAAAATCGCGTTCAAGCTTTCCAACTGACTGTGTACCTTCAAAAAATGTCACCCTTACATTTTTTCCCATTAAGCTATTTAGTTTTGCGTCGTCATGACTATTTTTCATTGATCTTCTCCTATAAACTTAATCTTTCTGCCACAGCATGGACAGTACTTGATTTTGCTCAACAAATCAGTCCCGATAGATATAGCATCGCTACTGCAATTGGTTTTGATATGAAATACATCTTTCTCTTGTTC